GCCTAAATAAAAACAATAATTACAATTATCGACTTTAAAATGTTATAATAATGAGTAAGTAATTAATATAGTGGGACAGCAGATAGCTTCTGTTTCCCGAAAACCTATTTAAAGTAGGGATTACCACTATAATAAATCTAAATAGGAGATGTTAAAAAAATGAGTAAATTATTATTAAATGAAAGACCGTTATTAGTTATGCCACTATTAGCGACTAAAATAGGATTAAACGAAGCAATAGTCTTACAACAAATCCACTACTGGAATGAGATTAATAAGAAAGCTGATAATAATTACAGGGATGGATATTATTGGACCTTTAACAGCTATGAAGAATGGAATAAGCAATTTCCGTTTTGGAGTATAAGAACTATACAAAGAATAATAAAAAGGTTAGAGAATTTAAAATTAATAGTCATAGGTAACTATAATAAATTACAAATAGATAGAACAAAATGGTATAGAATAGATATAAAAGTCCTTCAAGCCCTAGAAACATCCCCATTTGGACAAAATGGCACCATCAACATGACAGAATGGCATGACCATCTAGACAAAATGGCACTACCATTACCAGAGATTAATACAAAGATTAATTCTAAGACTAATAATATACATCTTTCTTCGAAAGACGGGTATATAAAATACTATTTAAAAACATTTAAAAGATATTTAGGGAAAGAACATATGAGAATAAAAGCAGATGATATTGAATATATAGAAGACATAATAGAAAGTTTAAAAGTAGAAGATATTGATTATGATATTTGGGTAGAAGAAGTAACAAATCATTTTGACAATTTACCTAAAAGTAATAATGGGAATATAATAGCTTTTTTATCTATTAGCAAGAGAATATTCGGAGTAGATGTATGAGCAAACTAAATAAAGTTGAGGGTGGTTACGTTGGGAAATAGAGCTCCAATATTATCGGTACAGAAAATCAACCCAGAAACCGGAGAATTAATTTATAGTAGAGATTCCAGAGGCGTAGATTATTTTAATGATGATGGATATTTGTTCATGATAAATAAGAACGGTGCTAGGATATTTCAATATATAGATTTACCAGAAGGTTTTTCAGATTCAGAAGTTGGGAAGGTTTTCAAATTAAAGAATTATATACAGCAAAAAACGAACATGTTATATAAAAGAAGTTCTAGCGGATATACTCCGATGGATAGAGAAGATATAGTAAAAGCGTTAGGGTATGAGTCCAGACGTGGAATAACTTTCTTCAACAGATTAATAGAAAAAGAGATTTTAGCACAAGTTACTATTAAATGTGGAGAAGATCCCGACAGGGTTCAATATTATATAAACCCATTATATTTTCATGGTGGTAAAAGAATAAATGTAAATTTATACATGTTATTCAAAACACAGCTTGATCCATACTTAAAAGATTGGGTAAGAAAAAAATTCACACAACAGCAAGCTGAAATAGAAAAAACTGGTGATGCCGATGCCTAGAAGACATACAAATTCAGAAGGATTAGATTGTGAAGTAGAATGGTCTACTCACTTATGGGAAATGGAATTACTAAAGGAGTTAAATTATGATTTTTACATTAAACGAAAAGCTTCTTATCAGAGACTCACTACGGGACAGTATGGTAAGCCTATTAGAAATTCAAGAAAGGATATTGGAAGATGTATTAGAATCAAAAGAAACTCAAGAAAAAACACTTTTAAACAAAAACCTTGAAGACATAGTGAAAACAAAATATGAAGTTAACGGTTTGTTAGATAAGTTTTCTTTAGATGTTTCTTCTGAACTAAATAATAGTGAGATTTTCATAATTGACTTAGATTTATAACGAAAGGATACCGGAATGAAAAGAAAATATTCGGTTGCGTTTGATTTTGATGGAACTTTATGCGAAAACAAATTTCCACAAATCGGGGAACCTAAAGAAGATATGTTAAAACTTTTACAAATATTCTATGAAAATGACTGGGATATAATAATATGGTCATGTAGAAGTGGAGAATACAAAGATGAAATGGAAAAATGGTTATATGAAAATGCTATACCTTTTAATTTTATCAACAAAAATCCTAATACTTATTTCCAGAATGATTCCAGAAAAATATATGCAGATTTATATATAGACGATAAAGGCTTATTAACTTGGTCTGTTGAAAGTGCTATAAAAGTTTTTGGTTTTAGTAGAGTATTCAAGGATTTGGTAAAAGAATTTAAAGACAAGAGAGTGTTTGAGAATTAAGGGAGTGGTATAGTGTCTAGCAAAACAAAAAAAGCTGGTAAAGCTTATAGATTAAAAACTAAGCCTAAAATAAAACTACCCAAAGGGTATGATTTTTTAACTGACTCTGAACAAACTCTTTTATATTTATATAAAGAACAAGAATATGTTGAACACTTAAAGAAACATTATGTTGATTATGTAGATGAAGTAAATGGCAAAGGTTATATAGTAGGGAAACATATACAGGTTATATGTAGTGCTATAGACCAATTTTTAAATGATGATTTAAAATCTCAAAACAATCCTGACGAAAATGCAGAGATTTTAATAGTATCTTGTCCACCACAGCACTCTAAAAGCATGACAATAACTGAAACTCTACCTAGTTACATAGTTGGTTTTAAACCTAGTAAAAGAGTAATATTAGTTGCTTACGGTGATGATTTAGCAAGGAGATTTGGTAGAAAAAACAAAACAAAACTCTTAAAACAAAAGGATTTCTTATTTAAAAATCTTACTGTTACGAGGGAGAGTGATACCGATGTCGAGACGAGCAAAGATGGTTTTATATTATCTAGAGGTATTGGTGCTGGTATTACAGGTCAACCGGCAGATGTAATAATAATTGATGACCCTATTAAAAGTAGAAGAGAGGCAGAATCAGAAACTATGAGAGAATATGTGTTTGCAGAATATAGAGACTCAATTCTTTCAAGATTATCAGCTAATGGAAAAGTAATAATTATAATGACTAGATGGCATGAAGATGATTTAGCTGGTAGAATAATAGAAGAAGGTACTCAAAGTTATTTTTACTTAAACTTCCCTTGTGAAGCAGAAAACAATAAAGATATATTAGGAAGAAGAAAAGGGGATGCGTTATTCCCTGAAATAGGGAAAGACAAAAGATGGCTTAAGAAAAAGAAAAGAGCGTATTTAGGAAGAGAAGGGCAAAGGTCATGGAACGCATTATACCAAGGAAAACCTACAGCTCAAGAAGGAACATTATTTAAAAGGCAGTGGTGGAATTATTATGATGTAGATAATCCGCCAAAATATTTTGATGAGCTATTACAATCTTGGGATTGTGCTTTTAAAGATAACGAAGATAGTGATTTTGTTTGTGGAACTGTATGGGCTAGACAAGGAGCTAACTATTATCTTTTAGATTTAATTAATGAACGTATGGGAATAATCAATACCATGAAAGCAATAGAAAATTACGGAAGAAAACATCCCAGAGCATTAACTAAATTAGTAGAAGATAAAGCAAATGGTCCAGCTGTGATAAGACTATTGCGAGATAAAGTTCCCGGACTGGTTGCTGTAAATCCAGAAGGCGGGAAAGTACCAAGAGCGAATGCAATAGTAGGAGCAGTAGAATCGGGTAATGTTTATTTACCTAGACCAGAAAAAGCGTCTTGGGTAGAGGATTATATTAGTCAACATGCAAGTTTTCCTAATGGCAAAAATGATGATATGGTCGATAGCACTACACAGGCTTTAAATAGATTAATATATAATAAGAATACAAGACCACCCAAGGAAGCACAGACATTAATACAAAAGCATAAGAAAAAACTTAAAAAGATACAAAACGGAAGGAAAAAAAGTTATATGTAAGGAGGACAAGATGAGCAAAGTAACAATTTACAACATTGGACAAAGAGCACATTGTCATATTTATGGGTGTAATAATGACGCAAGTGTCGCAATAGGAGATCCTAGATTTGATATTGACAGTATTCACTTATGTAAGGAACATTCAGCAAAAGTGTATAAGGAACTTGAAACCCAATTTAAAGATGTGTCAGACGATGTTGAAGACTACATGTCTAAAAGAGAAGATTACAGAGATGTCCTTATTTATTTGTTTGGCAAGATGTCCGGGTTTAAAATTATTAAAGGTGACATCGTTGAAGCAGCTAAAAGATTAGGACAAGAGATTGACGAAGAAGAAGAAACTAGAGTAGAAATCCTAGAAGGATTAATAAAATATCTTAAAAAAGGAGAGGTGAACCATGGCTAGAACAAAAGATTTTAAACCAGCAGAACAATTTTATAAAACTAAGCCGTTAGCGGAGGCAATAGCAGAAACAAGTGATGCAATAGATGATTTAGTAGCATTAGTAAACGAACTTAAGGCAGTTCATGATGCACATTGTGCTGATGCGACTGCACATGCATCAGCAGATACAACAAACGTTACTACGCTTGATGATGTAACAAACGGAATTGACACAGGCAATTTAGGAACATAGGAGGGTTTTTATGGAACTGCAACTAATTTTAGTAATAGTTGTTTTGATTATTGGTATTTTGGCATTAGAAATGTTGCATTATAAGGAAAGAAAAGACTTGTATGACAGACTAATGTCTGAAAACGTAACAGAGTATATAGCAACAAAGGAAGCGGAAAAAAAACCTAAAAAAGAAGAGAAGAAACGTATAGATCCAATAAAA